AATAAAGAATATATTTGATACTGCATTTTTAGAAAGATCTTTGAATAACCAGCCTTTAATTGTAAATGAAGTATCAGCAGAAATACGATACTTGTCAGATGCATTAATGTCTGTGGGGTAGGTCATGTTCAAATTACCGTCCCATAATATTTCACTTCTTATTTCTTGTGGAATAGAAAGACCAGCTGATTCAGGTACTTTCCAACTTATAATGATGTAAGGGTCATTGTAGGGTACAAAATTAGAAATAATTTGATCCATGTCGCTTTGATACTTTGCAAGGATAGACATGTTAACAGATATGTTAACGGGCACTGGTGTGCGCATGTATGCAGATGTTGATCCTCGGTTTGATTCAGTTTGAGTTTTGTTGGTATAAAAGCCAGCTATCTTATTGAAGACTCTGTCGTTATCGCGCGACACACTATTAATGGATACTGCAATAACAGGCAGTGTCAAATTTTGAGATCTATTTACAATATCAAATAGAACGCGTTGCTTGGGACTGTAAACATATCTTACCTGAATTTGATCTTGCTCTTCACGAATAGAATTATACCTCTTAATAATTACATTGTCGAATGCAGCAACAAATTGAATCATTAAGTCTTTGATTTCAAAGCTAAATGCCCGATCTTTCACTAAATTATTTAATGTTTAGCTCGTTCTCTGTAATGATTAAAAACTTAAAACCCTTTTTATCGCAGAAAGCTTTTGCAGCATCCCATTTGGCACGATTCTGTACATATGTTTTGGCTTCATATATAAACGTTGTATTTTTCTTATTACCTTTAACTGGTTTCAGTGTTTGTTTGAAAGGCTTTATCTCAATTAGATACTTTTCAGTAATATTATTATCTAGTTTGATCTTTACATAGTTATCAACAAAATATCGATGATACTTACTATCCAATGGATTGAGATATGGTATTACAAAATTTTCGCTACCCCACTCAAGCACTCTGGAATTAATATCACACCATTTGAAGAATTTTAATTCATAACCAGAACGATATATGGCATACCCTTTGCCTTTGTATTTTTGTGGATTGATAGGCTTGTAAATGCCTTGGTTATATTTGTCGTTTTTAACAAACATGTTAGCCTAAGAAGAATTGTGGAGGAGCAACATCTCCAAGCCCAGGTGCACCTGTGTAAAGCCTTTCTTCCAATTCTTTCTTTTCAGCTAAACCTTGCTGCAACATGTCGTTGTAATTTAACGCACCACCGCCTAGCAAATTCATGTTATTATATTTACCACGGACTTGACCAATGTTAATCTTAGTCAATGCCAAAGCATATTGATAGACCCAAGGTTCTTTGATAATATCGCGCAGAGGTCTTTCTACGTAGCAAGAAATTACACCATAAAAACGGGAACCACTGCCAGGCGTGCGGGGCGGGGGGAACATGGTCATCATTTGTGTGCGGTCGTCAAATTGAATGTATCGTCTTTGTGCCAAAACTTTTTCACGAGTATCAAGCCAATTTTTGAGCACAACCCAACTGATGAGATCAAACCCATAATTACCCATGGCGTAACTAAAATAGGTTTGCTGAGCCAAAGTTTGTTCAATTGTAAACAATGTATTAACTCCTTCGTTTGATCCTTCTTCGAAATCTGTAATATCTATGACCTTGCGGTAGTCCATTATATCATAATCAAAACTATTAACATATTGTGTTGTGCTTGGCTGAGATGGTGTGAAGTATGAACTCAAAACAAGATTATATGCAGTGATATCACTGTATAATGTTTGAGTGAGAATTTGATTGGTAAACAATCCACTTGCATAAGTGGCACTTAAAGATGAAGAAGCAGAAAATACACTACTAGGAACAGCTGAGTTTGCAATAAAGACAACACTAGCGTTAATATTTACACGATTAAAAAATGGTGTTATAGAATAAAGTTGATCCAATCTTAATCCTGCCCTATCAACATACAAATCAGAATCAAACACAAGAAGTTCTTCTGTATAACCAGCAAATTTAGTAAACATTTCTGCTGAAATAGATATGTTCTCATACAGTTGATCTTGATGCACTTCAAGATTAATCAGGGGAGCGCCAAGTGCACGTGAAATTCGTTCACCCAATCTATTATAACTAGTGATTTTACTGTTAAGATTGGTACTAACGAACGCTGTTACTGGTGTGACTGCTGTGCATTCCATCTAATTATTTATGCTGCAGGAGCTTCAGGAGTTGCTGCGGCTGCGCCTGCTTCTGCACCAGTTGCTGGAGCCTCAGGAGCTGCTTCTGCTCCACCGCTCACAGCTGCAGTGCCAGGCCCAAACGCAGGTGGTGCACCACCACCGATTTCAGCACCACCTTCTGCAGCCGCTGGCTCACCACCTGCTGCAATAGCTTTTTGCCATGCTGGGCCTGCTGCTTCAATTTGTGCAAGTTCCCATGAAAACTCTTTGTCTTTGCGCAAGAATTCACGATTAGCCATAATCTCTTTTTCAGTCCATCCAAGGTAACGCTTTTGTGCATAAGTCTTAGAGACACTATCGTTTTGAGAGAAATCATTAAATGTCTTGGCTTTGAGTTCAAGTTTCTGTTGTTCTCTGAGTTCATAAAAGTTGGATGGCGGATTAAAAGTGAGGTCCAAATGATGTTCTTTGAGCTTATGTTTATCCCACAACTCCTTGAGCTTCAAATGTGTAATAAAACCGTTCTTCAAGCCTAAAGCAAATCTCTGTTGCAACCTTACCACAAATTTAGCAAACTTTAGCTCTTCACGAAGAATATTCTCACCACCTTGGTATTGATCTTCTGGATTCAATCTTGTGGTTGGCACTTTAAGAGCTTTGTAGAGCTTCTTAACAAAGTACATCAAGTCAGTTAATTCACCAAGATTCTGACCACCAGGCAAAGCAGTAACATTTGTCCCATCACTACCAGCACGCTTTGCAAACCAAAAACTATCCAGCATGGATTGTGGATTAAACTTCTGCACAGTTGCGTTTTGATCTATATCAAATGTTCTCTTGGACCAATAATTGCTCATGAGCTTGCGTAGATAAGCTTCAGCTTTTGGGGGCGACATGTTGCCCACATCCACATTAAAGATCAAACGCTCCGGTGCTCTAACCAATCTATAAATTACAATTGAATCTTCAATCAAAGATAACTGACGATAAGCACGGCGAGCATTCTCAATAAATGGCAGACGCAGCGTCTTGTTCTCGTTCCATATTCCAGAATTAATATATGTTATTTGATTCTTATCCATTGGAATCATCTTATAGTCTTTGATCTTAAGAGGATTTTGTGGATCCATGATTGGCTTTCTGAGCAAGAAGCCCTTCACAAGCATGTTCTGCACATTGGAAAAGATAGGGTCAATTAATTCGCTAGGAACAGATACAACACCTAAGACGCCTTCTTGTGGAAATCGTTTGTGAATAACGTGCTCAAAATATAATTCAGCTTCAACAAGCATTCTTCTAAAATATTCCCACCCATTAGCTTCTAGATTAAAGTAATTGATATAACGATCAAATTCACGTGAAAGACTTTCCTTTACTGGGGCTTCAAAATCTTCCGAAACATTAAAAGTAAGTTTAACAATTTCACCTTTATCATTTTTATTGACACACTCATCACAAATCTCATCCAATGCATCTGCAACCTCTGAAAATGCTGCCATGATTCTGTAATCCATCATGCGTTTGGGTTTATCAGTTTGCACGTTTGCATACATGTACTGATAGAATTGCGATTCGCGCATTACATTGGCAACTTGCTCATCACCATAACTTGTAGAAGAAGAAATGCTCTGTCTTTGTAAAGCTTCTTGTCTAGACGTGCCTTGGTCGTGGAACAATTTAAACTTTGGGTTCAACTCATCAAACTTATCCAAAATGCTATATGAAGTATAAGGCAGTTTATTGCTAATAAACTTGTATAATTGTCTTCCAAATCCACCTGAGCCTTCTGTTGCCATAAATTAAGTTAAATTACTTATCATCTACTTCAGATGTTCCTAGGTAATCTTCTAGTTTAATACCACGGAGCTTGCAGTAATGAATGATATGGCTCATATTATCGCTATATATAGCTTTTTTTGCTAATTCTTTATTATTATTGCTTGAATCTACAATCTTTGATGTAGGTTTACGTGTTGGTTTGCTGCTTGGCATATTAATATTTATTTCTTTACTGTAAAACCTTTAGCTTTAAAAGCTTCTAACATGTTTTTAACATCAGTATATAGATATGGTGTATCATAGCGAGAAAACACGTTTTTCTGCTTATCATACCAGAATAGACGCAAGCTATTAACGTTTTTTCCTGTCATGGTGCTGTAAAGATAAGCATAAGTAGAGATCTGAAGTGAATATGCATTGTATTCACAATCACTAAAATGAGTTAAAGGTGAAAGTAATGTTTTATTATATTTTGAGGATTGTCTGAAATTCTTATTAGTCTTGAGATCATACACATCAAACGTTTTGCCTTGATCAACAATAAAATCTGCTGTACCAGCAATTCTGTATTCGTTATTATGTACAAGTGTCTCGCTTTTAACTTTATTAATATTGAGATCAGATATTTCTAAAAACTTAATAACCATTTCATCATCTTTAAATTTTTCACCACCAGATTTTATATGCTCTTCAATCTTTGAATGTGAATCAGTGCCAAAGTCGCACGCAGTTGTTTTTACAGTATTCCATCTCTTCTTGATCTCATCTTGTGTTACACCTTCTTTTGCAGCTACAAGCTTGGAAAATTTATCAACATCAAAAGGCTCTTTAAAAGAATTAATTACAGTTGTTACAGAGAAGTAATTCACGCCTGTATGTACATTTGTATAAGCATGAAGCTCTTTATTAAATTCTATCACCTACTAATGGTAATATAAGATTCTATAATTCAAGCAGATTTCTTAAGCTTGACCAAACTAAAGACGACCGTGGTTGTCATGTCCATCTCTATCTTTGTAATTAATTTGAAACCAATTCTTGACATTCTGTTTATTAAGCTGTTGACCCAATCATGTGAAACATTAACA